AGTTTTGTCTTCGGTCATTTTGGTTACGTCGGTTCTCTTAACTCTGCTGGTGACGCCGACTTTGGCATTCAACTGGATGCTTTCAAAAACCGTACTATACTTGGGCACATTCACAAGCACACGGAAGACGGACAAGTTACAGTCTTGGGAACACCTTACTCAACAAACTTTGGAGAAGCTGGAAAAGATTGCTATTACGGAGTTATCACAAAGAAAGGATTTAAAAAATACCCAATAGATTTTGGAGTCAGACACCTAATAATTGATTATGAGAAAGTTAAAGACAACGCTGATTGGATTAACCAAAAGGAATGGTTTACGTTGTTGCGGGTCACTATTAATTCTTTGGAAGAGGACTCGTCTGTGGCTTGGACATGTGACGGGTTGGATGTGGGCTCTTTGGAGATAAAGTACGTCCCTCTAATGGACGACCGAGATGTTTTTGACCCTCAACCAGGGGTCATATCTTTGCAGGTTAACGACGACTTGATCGAGCAGTATTTAAACGCCAGCACCACTAAAATTAACAAAGAGACTCTCCTTGATGGTCTAAAGCTTATTCATGAAAATCAAAAAGATAGAGATAAGTAATTTCTACTCTATAAAAAATATAGAGTTCGATCTAGGTGGTCTCGGTGAAGGGATTGTCATGATCGAGGGCAAGAACAAGGACACTAAAGGGTCCAATGGCTCTGGCAAGAGTGCTATGATTGAAGCTCTTGTGTGGGGCCTGTTTGGTAGGACTATCCGTAAGTCTACGGAGGAGGCTCTCGTCAACAACAGGACGAGGAAGAACTGTGTTGTTCGTATTGAGGTCAACGATCTTGTAATCGAGCGAGGCAAGCGCCCTACGTTCCTTCGCCTGTACAAGAACGGGGAAGAGATCACCACGGACAACGCCACCAATACCCAGACACTGATTGATGAGTTACTGAACACAAATTATAAAGTGTTTCTTGCATCTACGATCTTTGGTCAGCAGAATAACATTGAGTTCTTGACAGCCACTCCTGATGATAAAAGAACTATCATAAAGAACTTCCTTAACTTGGATGACCTGTTTGCTTTGCGTGACTCTGTGAAGTATCTCAAGTCTGAATATAACCAAGGAGCGAAGAGGCTGACAGCGATTATAGACGAGCACCAAAGTTCGGTGGAGATTTACGATGCAGAGATTAGTGGGGCTAAAAGATCGCTTGAAGAAATTGATCCAGAGCTTATGGACAAGTGCAGAGATCTTACACTTGCGGAAGTGGTAGCTGTAAACGAGCACAATCAACGTATCGACTGGGAGATAAAGGATGCCGTGCGGACGCTCAAAGGCGAGCAGAAGCGAGCACAGGACTTTTTAGCGAACGCTAGGGCCAAGACCTGTAGGTCCTGCGGGCAGAAGGTCAAGGAAGCTATGGACGAAGGCTCTCTAGCTGACAAAATGGCGGCATTCGATGCTGAGATTGAAAGTATTCAGCGAGATATAAATGAGCTAAACGAAAGCTACAAGGAAGTAGTGGTTGATCCCAAAGACTACAGCTTCGTAACTGAGTACAAATCTATTGAAGACAAGATCCGCTTCCTCCAGGACCAGAAGGAGCAAACCCTGGAAAAGCTACAGAATGTTTACGACGAGCGTGGTGATTACAACACCAACTACGAGATCATGAAGTTCTGGGAGAAGGCATTCTCGGAAAACGGTGTAGTAAAATTTGTTATCCGAAATGTACTTGAGTATTTCAACGCTAAGGTTAACTTCTACTTGTCTCACCTGTCACAAGGGAAGTTCTTCATTGAGTTCGATGAAGCTCTTAATGAGACAATTACTCACAAGTCTCACACTATCCATTACATCTCCCTATCGGGGGGAGAGAAGAAAAAGATTAGCCTAGCAGTTATGCTTGGACTACAGAGCCTACTGAAGATCTCCAACACCGAAGACGTTAACATTATGTTTTTCGATGAAATAGCAGAATCTTTGGACGCCGAGGGTATGGAAGGACTCTACATACTACTCTCAGAACTAAAGAAGTCTAAGACTTTGTATGTAATTACTCATAATAATTACCTCAAATCTTTAATGGACAACGCCCGCACCGTGACTATGATAAAGTCCAACGGAACATCTAAACTATCTATAGGAAAATAAATATGGCAAATGCAAACCTCGACCCTCTGGGTCAATCAATTTTTGAATCTCGATACGCTTATCCAGGCGAAACTAAGTGGGGCGAAAGAGCCAGGGTCATTGCTAAGACCATTGCTTCTGCGGAACTAGATGAGGATAAGGAGCGCATCGAGAAAGCATTTTATGATGCTATTGGCTCAGGTGATCTTATCCCTGGTGGCCGTATCATCTTTGGTGCTGGTCGTAACCGTGGTCGTCACAATCTTCTTAATTGCTACGTCATTATTCCTGAGGACAACGTAGACTCTATTGGCAAGACTGTACAGGACATGTATCGTATCTCCTGTGCTGGTGGTGGTGTAGGCTTCAACGTGTCCAAGCTTCGTCCTAAAGGTGATCACATTGGAAGCGTTGCTAACTCTGCCCCAGGCTCAGTCAGCGTTCTTAAAATGATCAACGAGGTTGGTGAGCACGTTCGCGCTGGCAAGAACCGACGCACGGCCCTTATGGGTATCCTCAACGTGACGCACCCTGACCTGCTTGAGTTCCTCTCTGTAAAGCTTGATCAGGGGCAACTTAACAACTTCAACATTTCGGTTGCTATCACTAACCGCTTCCTTGAGGCTGTTGAACTCGGTGAGGATTGGCACTTTACTTTCAACAGTAAGGAGTATCACCTCTATGACATGGTTCGTAGCAGCGATGGTGAAGTCCTCCGAGTTATCGGTATGGATGCTGACGATGCTATGGCTAGGGCTGAGAACTTCCACAAGGTTGCTTGGACTGATACGTTTGAGCTTCAAGGGCAGCGGGACATGAAAGCCCGTGAACTTTGGGACCTTATTTGGACAAACTCCGTGGAGTCAGGGGACCCAGGCATCTACAACATTGATCTAGCTAACAGCTATACTAATGTTAGCTACTTCGAGGATCTTGACAGCACTAACCCGTGCGGTGAAATCTCTCTCCCTTCTTACGGTAACTGCTGCTTGGGTAACATTAACCTAAACAACATGGTGCTGGAAGACGGCTCTGATATTGACTGGAAGCGCCTAGCTCGCACTGTTCGTACAGGCATTCGTTTCTTGGACAATGTTCTTACAGTTAACACGTTCCCCACCGAGGAGTGCAAGACTGTTGCCGAGCGTAGTCGTCGAGTTGGTCTAGGTGTCACAGGGCTTCACTACATGCTTATTCGTCTTGGTATTCGCTATGGTTCTGAGAAGTGCCTAGAGTTCCTTGAGCGTTTGTTCAGCACGATCCGTGATGAGTCCTACAAGCAGTCGATCTACCTTGCGCGGGACAAGTCTCCGTTCCCTGAGTTCGATTACAAGAAGTACCTGAATGAGGAGTTCGCTAAGACTCTTCCTGCTCGTATCCGAATGCTTATTAAGAAGCACGGCGTCCGTAACGCAGTCATGCTTACAATCCCACCCTGCGGCACTACGTCCATGCTTTTCGGACTCTCCAGTGGCATCGAGCCAATCTTCTCTGCTATGTATAACAGACGATATCGTCAAGCCAACGTGTGGAAAGAGTCTTTAGTTGTTGATCCTCTGTTCCAAGAGTATTATTCTAAGGGGAAGGACCTCGCTCCGTTTGTCGGTGCATACGATGTCGCTCCTGAGGGACACATTAAGGTCCAGGCCACTATTCAAAAGTATATTGATTCTTGCATCTCTAAGACAATTAACCTTCCTGCGGAAGCTACCCCTGAGCAGTTCTCACAACCCGCTCTTGATTACGCTGCTTACCTCAAAGGGTTCACTGTCTACAGAGCAGGGTCAAAAGGAAACGAACCACTACAAGCTATTCCGTTAACGGAGGAAAACATTGAAAAATACATGGGAATGCCCGAAGCCCCCGAAGAAGCCGTCCAGTCAGGAGATGCTTGTGCCGCTACCGGAGGAGGCTGTTGAGTTGGAGCCCCTTCCGAGGGACGACGACCCGTACTGGGAAGACTAATGGCGATATTTGAATGGCTATGTCAGGACTGCAATATCTACTGGGACAGAGATCTCCCAGTAGGTAAAGCTCCTGATAGGACTAGGTGTCCTAAATGTAAGAAGCTATCGGAAAGATACTTCGCTAATCAGAACCTTCAGCATAGCTGGGGCGATGATAAAGATTTCCATACTGTACGTTCTCGATATAAGAGACATGCTGAAAAAGGATATGATAAAACAGCGGCTGATAAGTTTCTGAATAGAAGTATTGAAGAAACTAAACGGACGATGAACGATGAGAATTTTAGATATCGACCAGCACATATAAACTATGAAAAGTTGGCTGAGGATGGTATAGTGAAAAAGCTGTCCGACAAAGAGACCTCAAAAAAGATAGAAAGGGCTGGAAAACTAACACAGCAAGCCTATGATGTAGCGAACGATAAAGGCTACAAAGACATTGGTAGCACCAAACTAGACATTACAAAACCACAGAAGCAACAATAATAAAATGGCTTACGATTTCTCTGACAATATTCAGCGTGGAATCCTTTACTTCCTTAAGTCCGACAAGGATTTCTACCTGCAAATCGTCAACCTCGTAAAGCCGGATCATTTTGAGTATCCGTCTCATGCGCGGATCTTTACTACTGTTCGTAGTTACTATGAAAAGTATGGCAAGCTGCCTACTGATGAGTTTATTCTTCAAGATGTGAAGGACAAACTTGGCTCTAGGGAAAGCGTGTCAGACTATGACGACGAGCTTACTTTTATCAATGGCCTCGACGAGGCTACAATCAGTAACTCGGAGTACATGCTAGACATTGTGGAGACTTTCGCTAAGAAAGAAGCCATGAAGTCTGCTATTGCGGAAAGCATCTCATTGGTTCAAGAGGACCGGATGGAAGAGGTTGAGGCTCTGGTAAAGGAGGCCCTCCTCGTCCATCGAGATGTGGACACTGGGCAGGACTACTTCTCCGACATCCACATGCGATGGGACCGTACATTCAACGAGGAGAAGAAGGAAAAGTATAAGACTGTTCTTCCTTCTATTGATAGGTCCCTTGAGGGTGGGCTAGGCAAGAAGGAATTGGCGATGGTTGTTGCTCCTCCTGGCGTAGGCAAGTCGCTTTACCTAGTCAACCAGGGTGTTCAGGCGATGATGGAGGGACAGAAGGTTCTATATGTCTCCCTGGAGATGAGCGAGGACAAGATCGCGCAGCGGTTCGACTCGGTGACTACGCTTGTTCCACAATTCAAGCTGAAAGACCCCTCCTCGCAGCTTACCGTTACGGAGAGGCTTAACATGTTCAAGGAGCGGTTCCCAGGCAGTGACCTAGTAATTAAGGAGTTTCCTACTGGTCAGGCGTCTTCAAACACAGTCCGTAACCTTCTGGTGCAGCTACAGAATTATGAGGAGTTTAGTCCCGACCTTGTAATTATTGATTACCTAGAACTGTTGCGTCCTGTAAGGGATATTGAGAAGGAATATCAAGCACAGCAGAGGATCGCAGAGGAGATCCGTGGTGTAGCAATGGAGTTCAATATTCTTGTTTGGACTGCTACGCAGACTAACAGGCAGGGGCGTATGGTACAGGTCATCACTGATGCAGAGCTAGGTGACAGCTACGGAAAGATTCGTACCTGCGACTTTGCAATGTCTTTGAATCAGTCAGAAGAAGAGTTCGACAATGGGGTCATGCGTGCCTATGTAATTAAGTCCCGCAACGGAAGGCCAAGGTTCTCCGTGCATATGGGTGTTGATTATGGTACACTTAGAATGACTGAGATTGACGGAGGTTTTGATGCCGACTAAACAACATAATATTTTGGATAGATTGGTTGAGGAGGGTATCACAGAAGTTTTAGTTGGATATCGCTCCTACACACTAAATATTAAGAGAGGATTGAGAGAAGCTACTGAGAAGTGTTATGGTTCCGCAGACTTCGATAAGGGAATTATTTCCTTGGAGAAAGACATGGACCATGAAACTGCCAGAGAGACTTTGGTACATGAGCTTACTCATATTGTCCTTGAACTTTGTGGATTAGGGGGAAATGAAGACACAGGGCTGGTGGAATCTCATACCAATGAGGAAATCACGACCTTAACTTCAAGAGGTTGGCTTACGCTTATAAACCTTAACCCAAAACTATTTGAGATTATAAATGAGCAGATTAAAGAGTTATGATATTTTTGTCAAGGCCGATCCTGTATTGAGAAGGATCTCTCTTCTTAGAAACGGTATTTGGACCTTTGCAACCATCCCTCCTGATAGATTCGTTCGGGAAACCAAAACGCAAAGATTCTATCTAATTAATGAACTGTTTGGGTTGTGTGTATTCAATCAAAACAACCCAAAGAAAACTAAATTTCGTGGCAAATCGGGAGACTACATAGCGGCGGATATAAATGGCAATCTTACTTTAGTCACGGCAGAGGATTACAGAAGGAAGTTTCCAAAGGAGGCTCCGTCCAACATGGTAATGCCTTTAACTTCTGACGACTTTCTTAGAGAAAGTTCTACAAATACAAGCCCATTAAGCTCTAATAGTAGTAGAACAAATTCCTCTTCTACTGGAGCAACAACAAATGCAAGACCAACAAATACAGGATCTTCTTACTAACTTTAGCTGGGACAATTATAAAGAGATCTCCGAGGCGATCTCTAAAGTAAACCAAAACCAAATTGAAACGGAAATGTCACATCAAGCTTCCATGTACTCTTACTATCATGGACTGATGGCATCCGCAAAGCATGAGTACAATGATTTGAACACAGATGTAAATGCCCTTACCGCCAAGCTAAGGGCTGGGCATAAGAATGCATCATCCGTTAAGCTTACAGCAAAAGACCTAGATGATCTGGTCATGAGCGATGAAGCTTACATTACAGCGAGCAAGGATCTGAACGAAGCTTCGTTCAGGTACGAGGTTCTCAAGGGTTTGTGTCGGGCTCTTGAGCACAAGAAGGACATGATTGTCCAAATGTCAAGTAACCGACGCGCAGAAACTAAACTTTATAACTAAGGAAACTAAAATGGCTATTGATCTAGACGCACTACGACGTAAACACGAACAACTTAACAACGGCGGCTCCACCGCCAGCAACTCGGACTTTCTTAATAAGTTCTACCAAATCCCTGAAGGCAGCAACGCTGTCCGTATCCTTCCTGGCAAGGATGAGAATCATGAGTTCTACGCAGAGACCAAGATCCACCGCGTGACTGGGCCTGATGGTACTACTAAGAACCATCACTGCCGCAAGGTACACGGTGAGGCTTGCCCTCTATGCGACCTGTACTACGCTCTGTGGAAGACGGGACGTAAAGAGGACGAAGACCTCGCAAGGCAGATCAAGCCCCGTGCGCGGTACTACATGAACATCCTAGACCGTGAGTCTGGTGATGTTAAGATTCTCTCTGTGGGAGTCATCCTGTTCAAGAAGATCATTGCAGCTATGCTTGATGAAGACTTCGGGGATATCACTGACCTTGAGAATGGTCATGATTTCAAGATCATCAAGGAGATGGAGGGGCAGTGGCCTAAGTACGATCAGTCAGCCCCTCGTCCTAAGTCTTCCCCTACGGGCAGCAAAGCAGAGGTCTCTTCTGCTATGGACAGCCTTCATGACATCCACTCCCTCGTTAAGCTAGAGGACTACGAGGAGTACAAGAAAGTGGCGGCGGCTCTTACTGGGCTTCCCGAACTTAGTAACCCCAACAGCCCCGACGAAGATGTGTCGGATGGGGATTATCTCTCTAAACTTCAAAGCTGATTATGAAAAACATTATTCTATCCCTTGCAGCGGTCCTTGTCATCATGACAGGATTCACCTCTTGCAAACTCATGAGTGATCTCTTCGGTGAGGACACTGTTGTAACGACTCCATCCCAACTTGTAGAAGGCGCTGAGATGGAGCCTATCCCGCTAGAGACTCTCCCAGCCAGCGTGCGGGACGATCTTCCCGAGGGAACTGAACTGGTACTGGCTGATCGTGATGATCTGGTTGAGGAGGGCGCATATGTTCCTTTCTCCCCTGGAGATGGCGACGTTCCAGGAATCATTGATGCTCTGATTGGTATTGGTGCTGCATTTGTTCCAGGCATTGCTGCTTGGGAAGGTGTACTTACTCTAATCAGCCGCAGAAAGCGTAAGAACTATGCTAAAGCTATCAAGGCTATGGTTCCCACTGACAGTAATGTCGATATTGCAGGAACTATTCATGGTGTAGCTGCTGCCTTAGGAGTTTCTCACACTTCTGAAGCTAGTGAAATGGCCGTCATGGAAGAGGAAGAAGAATTAGTTTAATCCTCTGATTTCCTTTTAGGATTTGACTATGATAGGAAGGCACTGACGGGGTGCCTTCCTTTTTTATTATGACTGAAGAAAAGAAAATAAAGATCCTTTGTGTACCTGCTAATGAAGGCGGATGTTCGTATTACAGAATCATTGCCCCTATGCGTAAGCTAGAAGAGCTTCATGGAGATAAGGTAGAGATCAGGTGGGACAAGAACCCCCTAGGCATTGACGAAAAGACAGGCAAGTGGCAGGAAAACTGGGAGTTTGAGAACATGAAGTGGGCAGACATCGTGTTCACTCAGAACCTGTCTAATTTCGGGGGACCTTACACGGCAAGAATTGTAGGTAAGGCAAAAGAGTTTGGTTGCTTTGTTCACTATGACACGGATGATCTACTAACTAACATTTACGAGGGGCACAGGCTTTATAATGTTTATAAGGAGAAGGGGCTGGAAGATATCGCAGCGTTTATTTATAGCCATGCGGATCTAGTTACAGTAACACAAAGTAGATTCGCTAAGAGGGTTCAGCCTTACATAGGTAAAGGTAACTCTTTGGCTATTGTCAAAAACACCATTGACTATAATCTGCCCTGTTGGAACATGCCCAAGACTAAAGTTAAGAAGAAGAATTACGTTCGCTTTGGTTGGGTGGGAGGTATTCACCATGAGCAAGACCTCAAGTATTTCTCTGGCGTACCTCATCTTGTAAACCAGCGGGTTGGTCGAGAGAACTGCCAGTGGGATTTCTATGGACATCCGCCTCC